AGGTAGCCGGCATAGAGCCGGACGAGTGGCAAGTTGAGCTCCTCGACGCCGTCGCAGCCCCCGCGATACGGCGTGTCAGCGTGCGTTCTGGCCACGGCGTCGGGAAGTCCACGGCGGTCGCTTTGGCGGCTGTATGGCACGTTCTGATGCGCGTGCCGAGCAAGACCGTTGTGACCGCCCCCACGTCGTCCCAGCTTTTCGACGCCTGCTTCGCCGAGATGAAAAATGTTGCCAAGCGGCTGAAGCCGCCCTTTGACAATTTGCTGGAGCTCAAGTCTGACCGCATTGAGTTGAAGAGCCACCCAGAGAGCACGTTTATATCGTGCCGCACGTCGCGCGCGGAGCAACCAGAGGCGCTCGCTGGGGTGCACTCGCCTTCGGTGCTTTTGATTGCCGACGAGGCCAGCGGTATCCCCTCCAGCGTCTTCGAGGCCGCGTCTGGCAGCATGTCAGGCCACTCTGCGACGACGATCCTGACCGGCAACCCCACGCGGAATACGGGTTTCTTTTACGACACGCACAATCGCCTGCGTGACGACTGGTACACGATGCATGTGTCTTGCGTGGACAGCCCGCGTGTGAGCGAGGATTTCGTAGAAGATATGAAGCGTCGGTACGGGGAGGACAGCCCCGCCTATCATGTGCGCGTCTTGGGCAACTTCCCCCCGTCCGAAGAGGACACGGTGATACCTGTTTCGCTTATTGAGCATGCCATGGCCAACGACATCAAGGTGCATGAGGACACGATTGCCATATGGGGCTTGGACGTCGCGCGTCAGGGCGGCGATGCCAGCGTTTTGTGCAAGCGTCAGGGACCGGTGATACATCCGCTGACTGTGTGGCGCAACTTGGACCTGATGCAGCTTACGGGCGCTGTGAAGGCGGAGTATGATGCCATGCCGCCAAGTAAGCGGCCGGCGGAGATCATCGTGGATAGCAATGGCTTTGGCGCTGGGGTGCTCGACCGCTTGCGCGAGCTTGGCTTGCCGGCGCGTGGTTTGAACGTGTCGGAGCGCGCCATGGCGAAGGACACGTATTTGAACTTGCGCGCGGAGATCTGGTTTAAGATGAAGATGTATCTCGAAGGCATGGATGTGTCACTGCCGCGCGACGATGCGTTGTATGCGGAGCTTGCGGCGCCGCGGTATCACTTTACCAGCGCGGGCAAGCTGCAAGTCGAGAGCAAGGATAGCATGAAGAAGCGCGGCGTTGCGTCGCCTGACAGGGCGGATGCGGTGGCGTTGTCGCTGGCGAATGATCACACGACCATGGCGTTTGGAACGAGCGCCGCGGGATCTTGGAATAAGCCGCTGCGTCGTGGTTTGAGCGTGGTTTAGGAAAAGTTTGCAAAAAAGTCCACTTAGTTTTTCGCAAACTCTGTGGTACTCTTTTTGTAGCGGCGTTCCTCCCCATGGCCGCAGACGACGTGTTTTCCTTCACGTCTCCCCTGCGCGGGTATGCTCGACGCCCGCGCGGGGTTTATTTTACGCGAAATTCCTGTATTATGTGTGTGAGTTGCACAAGGAGACGACATATGCCTATGGTTGCGGGAAAGCATTACGCATACACGAAAAAAGGGAAAGCAGCGGCCAAGAAGGCAGCGGCAAAAAGTGGCAAAAAGGTGCAATATGGCACCACCACCAAGCGCCGCATGAAAAAGAAATAATGTGGACCGCGGTCCTGATGCTTTGCAATACCTCTGCGCAATGCTTTGCATTTGGCGGGCCTGTGTTGCCGAGCGAGGATCAGTGCGTTGCCAGTATACGCGCTGGCTTTGATTACGCGATACAGATATTTCCGGCTTACACGCCTGTCGATTGGCAGTGCATAAGCTGGGACGAAGAGGCATAGATGGCGGCGACGAAAAAGAAGACGAGCGGACCCAAGCCAAAGAACCCTGCGCTCTACGCGCGTGTGAAGGCGGCGGCAAAGAAGAAGTTTGACGTGTACCCCAGCGCGTATGCAAATGCGTGGCTTGTGCGCGAGTATAAGAAGCGCGGTGGCACGTATGGCTAAGACGCGCGGCGGATTGACGAAGTGGTTTAAGGAAGACTGGCGAGATGTTAAAACGGGCAAGAAGTGCGGTCGATCTGGGCCTAAAGACAAGCGCAAGTCTTATCCGGCTTGCCGTCCTAAAAGCCAAGCAGGCAGCGCAATGGCTAAAAAAATGGCTAAAAAGAAAACTGGGCCGGCAAGAATAAGTTGGAAACCGAAAAAAGATGGCAGAAAAAAAGCGTAAACGCAAATCCGGCCCAAGCCTGTCAGTGGGTCGCGGCGAGAAGCTATCCGTTAAGCAGGGCGGAGGATTGACCGCGAAGGGCAGGGCGAAGTACAACCGCGCGACTGGCTCAAATTTAAAGGCGCCTGCGCCCAACCCGAAGACCAAGAAGGACGCGGCGCGTAAGAAGTCGTTCTGCGCACGCTCCAGCGGTTGGACGGGCGAGCGCGGCAAGGCGGCACGCAGAAGATGGAAGTGTTAGATGGGTAAGGTGGAGCAGGCAATACGTGGCGCAGGCAGCTTATTAGACTTTGTCATCAAGGGGTCAGACTACTTTACGCCGCCGCGAGTTGGCACCAGTCGTGCAAAAGACCCTGCGCTCTATACCCCGTTTTCCATGGTTAAGCATAAAAACGCCCCTTATAACTATGTTGTGAAGGGGCAGCAATTATCAGACCAACTTATACCGCCTTCAGTGATTGATCCCGCAAGTCTTCTTGGGAAGACGATGTCTTTTGCGACAGGCGACCGTACATCTAATCAGCGCATGATTAACGAAGTAAACGAATATCTTTTGAGAAACCGCCCGCTTACCTTCGGGGGTCCAGAATATATGGATCAGATTATGCGTGGCGCATGGGCGTCGGAAAAGAACCCCATGAAAGCCAAGGCGAATGCGTTGAAAGGAGTTTCTGATCTCGACAACATACTTGCTTATATGCCAATGAGTGAAAGATCCGGCGACTTTTCGCGCCATATGGCGGAAGTGTACGGAGATATGCTTTCGTCCAGTGGAAATTTAAACAACTTTAGGGCTAACGCCAAAAAAATTGACGAAGTTTTACGTGATCGCTTTCCAAGTGTTAAAAATATGCCAAGTGTTGCAGATCCGACGTTCCCTGATTGGCTTGCAAATCAAAAGGGCGGACGGCGCGCTCAGTTTATAAAGTTTTTCGATAGCAATAAGATGCGCGAGCTTGGCGTCCCTGACGTAGCCGCAGCGCGCTTTGCGGTGACAAATCCTGACTTGATGCTTTCAGACACTGCAAGCGTAGGATACAGGTTCGCAACGCCTAAAAAGGGCGCCGACATTGTCATCTCAGACGATCACCCGTCATACAACGCACTTTTACCCCGCGAGGAGGGTTCAAAGTCAATGACATTTGGCTTTGAAGTGCCATATACAATCGGCGCCCGTGACACGGCGTTACCTAAAGCGGCAAAGACTGGAACAATCTTAGCCCAGCCAAAAGATGTCAAGTCATACATGGGTAACCCAAATTTACGTCAATTTATCGACCAGCAATTTGTGGACGAAGTAAGCACATATGGTGACTACCTCAAGCGTCACGGCAAAAAACGCGCCGACGAGTATGCAACAAGCCTTTTAAGACGTTTTATGAGTTCGCAATGAGATCCTTAATTTCCTCAATCGTGTCATCGATCATCTCTTGGATCTCTTCGGGTAGATCCTCTGGGCTCGTCCAGAGCATCATTACCGTCGCTTCGATACTGCGTCGAATTTGTTCCAATTCCTCGTTCATCTTTTCCTCCAAATCGTGTTATAATCCACGACGTTAACATAGGACTAACACCTTGGCAACCCTAGACCCATACTGGCGCACGCAGCAATCTGAACGACAGGCGCAGCTTAATCAAGATGACTTAGACGCTTGGAACGCAATGCTGGATGAACAAGCACGGCGAGAGCTTGACGAATGGTACGCCGATAGTCAACGCCGGCGTCAGGGAACAATTGAAGCCGCACCGCGTCCGAGCTTTACCGAGAAGGTGCGCCGCGGGTTTACAAGTCTTCTGGACACGGCTGGCATGTCTCCTTATATGGCGCGCCGCACCAGCGAAGGTATATTTGGCCGTCCGTTTGCACGTCCTCAGTCTGAGCTTGGGCTCATTGAGGAAATCGGCTTAGCCGGAATACTTCCGCACAGTGCGGCGGCTCTTGCTGGCGGGGAGGCTCTTACATCCGCTGCCCGCGGTGAACGGGGCGCAGCATTAGGATATGCCGGTTTAGGGCTCCTAGAAGCCTCTGGCGCGAAAGGTGCGTCAAAATACATCAATGCCGGCAAGCCAGACATATTAGGTTACTTAAAGTCGCGCAACGAAACTCTTGACGTCAATCCGGCGGCGTTGTTGCCACGTCGCTCCAGCGACGACATCTCATACGACGACGTCTATCACTATATGAAGAGCAACGAGATGATAGGCGACAAACTCATGCCACCCTCAGAGGGTGCGCGGTTTGATCGTCTGGGCGTTCACGTTGGCACGCCAAGGCAGGCGGAGGACAGATTTTACACAAGACACGGTAGAAATGCCAAGGATCTCAAAGAGAGTTGGATCTTTTCTTCTGATCCGCCTAGCAGCGGCGTCACACTGCCGCTTAAAATGAGAGCGGAAAAGCCATTTACCATAAAAGACTTTGAAGAGTTCGGCATAGACATCGATCCATCTATATCGTCCCGTAGCTTCGAAATTGACGGAGAGACTGTACTTTCTGAAGATGGTGTCCGCGAGGCTATGAACGCCTTTGCTGACGCGCGCGGGCTTGATCTTGAAGAGGGGTTAAAAGTCTTCAAGCAAGAGTTGACCGATAAGGGGTACACCAACATCCCATACGTGAATATGATCGAAGGGGTGAAGCCAAGCGAAACTTTTGCTAAAGACTTCAAGTATACTCCAGAAAACATAAGCAACGTCATGCTTGTGGAGCGTACCGCTGGAGATCCCGAAGTTATTAGAAGCAGGTTTGCAGCTATGAAAGACCCATACGCTCAATCAATTATGGCGTCGGGTTTACTTGGCGCTGTAATAGGTCAAAACGCAAACAGTCAACGTGGCTCACAATATTAAGAGGCAAAGATGCATAACGAAATTAATCAACTTGTGAGCGCCCTCGAAGAAGAGCTCGAACCAAACGTAATGGGTGACGACGAGCTACAGGGCATCGTCGGAAAGGAAATCGAAGACGCGATTGACTACTCCGACAATTGGGTATCGCCATATCGCGCCACGGCGACTGAGTATTACCGCGGCGACCCGTTTGGCGATGAGGAAGAGGGCCGCAGCCAAGTGGTCAGCATGGACGTACGGGATACCGTACAGGCCATCATGCCGTCGCTGATGCGGATATTCCATAGCACCGACCGCACGGTGGAATACGCACCGCAGGGGCCGGAAGACGTTGCAGCGGCCAAGCAGGCGACCGAGTACGCAAATTACATCATCAACCGTGACAACAACGGCTTCTTGCACACGCACGCCGCGTTCAAGGATGCGCTGATCCGCAAGGTGGGCGTGCTAAAGTGCTACTGGGACGATCAGACCAAATTCGAGACACATGATCTCACGGGGCTCGACGATAACGCTCTGGCGGCGTTGATGTCAGATCCAGCGGCGGAAATCGACATCGTCGCCTCCGAGCCGTTTGGCGAGCCCTCAATGGACCCCATGACCGGCGAGATGTTACCGCCCGCCATGATGCACGCCGTGCGCGTAACATATACGCATCCAGATGGCCGCGTGAAGCTGGAAGCGGTGCCGCCCGAAGAGTTCCTCATATCGCGCGAGGCGAAGTCTCTAGAGGACGCCGATTACGTTGCGCACCGGCGCATTCTGACCGTCTCCGAGCTTGTGGCGATGGGCTACGACTACGACGAGGTTGTAAAAATGTCTTCGGCGCATGAAGACATGGCGACGAACATTGAGCGCACCACGCGAAACCGCGCGCTGAATAACGAGATGAACGAGCGCCACGATCCCGCGATGAAGAAGGTGCTTTACGTCGAAAACTACATCAAAGTTGACTACGACCAAGACGGCATCGCGGAGTTGCGTAAAATCTGCACCGCCGGCGACGGCAACAAGATCCTCATGAACGAGCCGTGCGCGATAGTTCCGTTTGCGACGTTCTGCCCAGACCCAGAGGCGCACGACTTCTATGGCATGTCTACCGCGGATGCGGTGATGGACATCCAGCGGATCAAGTCTTCGATCATGCGCAACACATTGGATAGCTTGGCGATGTCAATTCACCCTAGAGTTGCAATCGTCGAGGGCATGGTCAACATCGAAGACGTTATGAACAACGAAGTCGGCGCCATCATTCGGCAGCGCGCCGCCGGCCAAGTGCAGCCAATGTCCATGCCATTCGTTGGCCAACAGGCGTTTCCTGTTCTGCAATACATGGATGAGATCAAAGAGGCCCGCACGGGCATCTCAAAGGCGTCTGCGGGTTTGGATGCCGGTGCGTTGCAGTCATCCACCGCGTCGGCTGTACAGGCCACTGTCAGCGCCGCTCAGCAACACATAGAGCTTATTGCGCGGATCTTTGCGGAGACTGGCATGAAGCAGTTATACAAGATCGTGCTTCACCTAATCACAACGCATCAAGACCGGCCACGTATGGTGCGGCTGTCCAATGAGTTTGTGCCGATTGATCCGCGCGTTTGGAACGCCGACATGGATGTCAGCATCAACGTCGCACTTGGCCGCGGCACCGATACCGAGCGCATGATGATGCTGCGCCAGATTGCGGAAATGCAGAAAGAGGCAATGGCGACTATGGGGCCGGTCAATCCGCTTACCGACATGGCCAAACTATCGAATACGCTCAAGGCAATGACAGAGCTCGCCGGTTTCAAAGATGCGTCTCAGTTTTGGTCAGATCCGGCGCAGTTCCAGCCTCCACCACAAGAGGACAAGCCGGACATCAACGAGCAACTTATCGCCGTTCAAATCCAACAGATACAAGCCGACATACAGAAGAAGGCGGCAGAGTTGCAGCTTGAGCGTGAAAAGATGATCATGGAAGACGACCGCAAGCGCGACGAGCTCGACGCCGAGCTCTTTGTGAAGGCGGAGGAGATGCAGGCTAAGTACGGCACGCAACTCAACGTCGAGAAGATCCGCTCAGACTTGGCAATTAACCGCGAAGTCATGAGAGCGCAAGCGGACGTCATCAAGGGATCTATTGATGACTAAGTCCAAGCAGCAAATTATTGACGACGGCCACGCGGCTGATCGTCTTTTGCGCGATACTGATCTCAGCCGTTTTTTGGATGAGATCAAACAGGATTGCTGGGTCGAGTTTGAAGCCACAGCAATGGGAGACGGGGAAGTACGGGAAGGCATCTACATGAAACTGCGAGGGGTCGAGACAGTGCGTCAGGCTCTTCGTGCCATGGTAGATAACGCATCTATTGAAAAAAAGGTTAAGTAGATGCATAATAGGAGACAACGATGTCAGAAGCCAACACCCCGTCACCACTTGGGATTGATCTGAACACTGCACAAAATGCCATCAGGGCTATGATCGCCCCCGAAGAGGATACTGCGACGACCACTGAGGCGCTTGAGGCTAATGAAGCCGAAATGCCGGATGATGAGACTTCACATGAAGAATATTCTGAAGGCGAACTTGAAGTTGAAGCGGAAGCTGAAGAGCAGGACGACCAATCCTTTGACATACTTGGCGCATTAGTCGAAGTAGACGGCGAAGAGATTACAGTCGAAGAGTTACGACGCGGAAACCTGAGACAGAAAGATTATACGCGAAAGACACAGGAGCTTG